AAACTCTATATGGAGAGAAAATAAAGAACATGTGATAAGCGCTTGGCGTCCATCATATGAATTGATTGCATATCTAGAATCTCTTCTAAAAATGTCAGACTTTAAGACAAGATCCGGGCCAAATATTGAATATCGCACTGGTCTCATAAATTTTTCTTTTGTTGGAAAGACAGCATCAGAAGATGAGATTAAGCGTTATCAACAGTGGGATAAGATCTCAAAAGAAAAAAAGACTTTTGTTGAAAGCATTAAAAAAGCTTTCCCAAATTTGAGCGTGTGCTTCGGTAATGATACGTCTATTGACATTAGTGAGACATGTAATGATAAAGCACAAATTTATCAGTTCTTTAGACTTAAGACAGACGTGACTTCAGTCTTCCATTCTACATACGGCACCAATAAGGGCATGAAAGAATCCATAAAAGACTTGACTGAACATTATGTGTCAATTAATAAAAAAACAGTATATAATACCTTTATAAGTAATAGTCCTAAAGATACACAAAACTATTTGAGATTATGACATGATTATATTTACGAATTCTTCTTCTAAAAAGAAGAAAACGAAATTGACAAAAGCAGAACAAAAGGTTCTCGGCGAATACAATGAATGGAGAAAGCAGAATAAGTTACCTGAAGTAACCTCTCTAAATGCTGAGAGGTTCTCACGTCCTTTTCGAGAATACAAGCCAAAGACGGTACATATGCGTAGTACTGCCCATATTAAATCGCTAGAAAGTGTGGGTCCAGCAGTATGTTCGCGTAATTCCATTATGGATCGTATGTCTCTTGATAAAGAACCAAAACATATACAAGAACAGATTCTAGATAAGAGTAAGAGAATTGCACTGATGTATAATAAAGGTGCATATCAATACATTAGTGATGAGATTGATGTGACCACTATTGGTACACGCAATAGAAGAATGTGATGTACATATATAATACTATATGTTACTATATCATGGGTGCTAGTGACTAACACTAGAAAATTTGTTACATTGGAGAATATAATGACTAAGTCTGAAAAACTACTTAATGCTTTTGCAAATGGTGCTCGTTTAACTAGTAAGCAGATCGCTTCGCGGTTTGGTCTAAAGAATCCTACGGCTGCGATTGATTACCTTCGCAATGAAGGTTATGCGATTTATTTCAATCCTCGTAAGACGAAGGCTTCCTATTTTAATCTAGGTAAGCCAAGTCGCGCGATGGTTGCCGCAGGTCATCGCGCTCTAGTCGCTCAGCGCTAAGCCTAAGGCTGGGAGGGGGGGTCCAATGGACCCCTTTTCCTTATTCAGAATGAGGTTAATATGCCAGTATCAGTAGACGAACTTTCGAAAAATTCAATGGGTGGTACTGAGAGAATGAAGTACGGACTTCAGAATCGTATCAGTTCAGAACTTCTAGATAAGTTTCAGGTAATATGTTCTCGTGTTCGAGAGATTGATCCTAAACTTATTCCTATTTATTGGTTACACGATCTACCTGAAGATCCTGAGTCTGAACATCTTCGTACAGGTGGATGGAATAAATTTGAAAAGTGTGTGTTTGTTTCAAATTGGCAACTACAGGCATACATCAAACATTTTAATATGCCATGGTATAAAAGTCGAGTGATTCAAAATGCCATTGAACCTATTCCGTTTCTTCCTAAGAACAAAGATAAGATTAAGCTAATCTATCATACTACACCACATCGTGGACTGAATGTGCTTATTCCAGTCTTTATTAAATTGGCAGAAAAGTACGATAATATCGAACTAGACGTATTCTCTAGTTTTGAGATCTATGGATGGAAGCAACGTGATGAACCATTCGAAGCTCTATTTGATGCATGTAGGAATCATCCAAAAATCAACTATCATGGCTTTCAATCAAATGATGTAGTAAGAACGGCTTTACAAGAAGCTCATATTTTTGCTTATCCATCTATTTGGGTTGAGACTTCATGCATCGCGCTAATGGAAGCAATGAGCGCAGGATGTTTGTGCGTGCATCCAAATTATGGTGCTCTACCAGAAACATCTGCTGGATTTACATGGATGTATCAGTATCGTGAAGATATTCGCGATCACATGGTCATCTTCTATGCTATGTTGGATAAAGCTATCAACGATGTGATGACTGAAAATATTCAAGTTTCTTTAGAAACTACTAAGAACTACATAGATACGTTCTATAACTGGGATCGAAGAACAGAAGAATGGCAAAATTTCTTTACTAATATTCTACGAGAAAAGAAGCTTCTATAATGAGTGTTAATAAACTTGCTGATAAGTTAATCTCCCAAAAGTTTTGGGGCGAGGAGCCAATTTATAAGGGTATTATTTCAAATAAAGTCGATGCACGATTGATAAAAATACTCAATTGGTATAACAATATGTCTGATGAAAAGGGCAAAGATAAATGGCTTATCGATTACATGAAAAAATATGGCTATAATAAAACTGATATTTCAAATATAGTTAATCTAAATTCGCTAGGTACTATTGCTAAAAATAGTGCTGCTATTCTTGCAAGAATTGAATCTAATGGCGCTATTTTTGCCGGAGAATTAGAAGGTGTAATTAAAAAGCACATTGAAAGAGCTTTATCTTATAACCAGCGAGAAGTAAAAGAAGACACTTCAAGTGTTAAAGTAGTCTCCATTCAGAATAAGATTAAAGCTTTTGCTGAATCTCATATGAATCATGTTGATGATGAGATTTCTTCATGGTACTATGAACGCAAGACAAAGATAGAATTTTCTTTATACACGTATCTTCAGCGTAATCAACTTAATTCGCAGATTTGCAATCATATCAAAATATTAATTTCTAAGATTCATGCCGAACATGCCGAAATGTTAGAAGGTAAGGATGAACAACTAAATGAAGCCTATGATTATCTTCCTAATGCTTCAAAGAAAGCTATTATGAAGCAATTGACTTCGTGTATGGACGATATTGAACGATTTGTAGGTAACACGAAAGTATCTAAATCTCGCAAACCTCGTAAAAAGAAAGAAGTTACTGCTAATAAATTGATAAATAAGCTAAAGTATCAGAAGGAATTTACTAAGCTTAAGATTAAATCAATTTCTCCTGAATCAATCATATCAGCTCAACAACTTTGGGTGTACAATACGAAATATGATCATTTGACTATGCTTAATGCTATAGATCATAAAGGTCTTAGCGTCAAAGGAACGACTATCGTCGATTATGACCAAACTTCTAGTATTAAGAAGAAGCTTAGGAAACCAGAAGACGTTATTCAAAAGGTTTTAACTGGAGGAAAATTAGGTTTAAACAAACTTATGTCTGATTTGACGACTAAACCTATTGAAGTAAATGGTCGAATTAATGATGATTGTATTCTATTAAAAGCAATAAAATAAAAAAAGAGGCCTTCTATGTTAGAAAGCGCACCTCAAAAATTATCTGAAAACGTAATAGTTTTCCCTCATTCAAAACGACTTGGTCCACCTGCAACCGTCGAAGAACTCAAAGAAACGATTGTAGCAAATAAGACGGAAGTGGTAGAGTGCTTTGTAGAAGAACTTACAAAAGAGATTTTTAGAATAACTTCAGATCATGGCTATTATATAGATAACACAAAGGACATTGCCTATATACTTATTTCTTTAAAAGCGATACTATTACGATATGAGAACATCTATCATCCTATTCAAACGTTCATAGATGAAACTGTAAATGCTGACTGTATATAACTTATTGAAGATTAATTTCGGAGTATAAAATGATTATCCTTGACTTAAATCAAGTCATGATTGCAAATATTATGGCCATGTATGGCAAACACATTGGAAAGACACCAATTGAATTGGATCTATTCAGATCTATGGTGTTGAATACAATTCGCTCTCTAAATAAAAAGTTTAAATCTGATTTTGGCCAATTAGTCATTGCTGCAGATGGTAAGCGTAGTTGGCGTAAAGATGTATTTCCTTATTACAAAGCCAATCGAAAAAAGAATCGTGAAAAATCTGAAATCGATTGGTCTTTGATCTTTAATTGTTTAAATACCATTCGTGAAGAGATCAAAGATAATTTCCCATATCCTGTAATCCATCTTGATGGTGCAGAAGCTGATGACGTCATTGGCGTATTAGTACAAGAATATTCTAAACGAGATCCTTCTCAAAAAGAACACATCTTGATTCTATCTGGTGATAAAGACTTCATTCAATTACATTCATATAATAGTGCAGTTATAGTGAAACAATTCGATCCTATAAATAAGAAATATGTTTCAGTAGACGATCCTCAAAGATTCATGAAAGAACACATTATTAAAGGCGATATTGGCGATGGTATTCCAAACTTCTTATCTCAAGATAATAGTTTTGTAGATAATATCAGACAAAAGCCTATTCTTAAAAAGAATCTTTCTGAGTGGATTTCATATTCCACTCCACAGGAATTTTGTAATGAAGAACTGCTGCGTAATTATAAACGAAATGAATGTCTGATTGATCTTCGTTTTATACCAACACACATCTGCGAAGCTATTATGACTCAGTTTGAACAACAGACTGGTAAGAATAGATCTAAGATCATGAACTATATGATTAAGAATCGATTAAAGATGTTGATGGAATCCATTAACGATTTTTAGGATTGAATATGTATAAATCACTTTATGAAGAATTGTCTATAATTTCAGAGCTTAAAACTACGAAAGAAAAAATAGAAGCGATCTTAACACATCGCCGCCGAGATGCGTTTAAATCTTTATTTGGTTTAGCATATGATCAAAACGTTAAATGGTTGTTACCAGAAGGTGAACCTCCGTTTAAACCTACAGAAGTGCTAGACACAGAAAGTCGTTTGCTAAATGAAATTCGTAGAATATATCTGTTTGTAGAAGGCGGCAATCCAAATTTGACTAAGTCACGACGTGAATTTTTATTCATTCAGTTGCTTGAATCAATTCATCCGCTAGATGCAAAATTGATCATTTCTATTAAAGATAGAAAATTACCATTTAAAGGTTTAACTAAAAAGATCGCAC